GCCCAGGCGCGCCAGATAGTTGAACATCGCCTCCGGCAGGAAGCCGTCCTGCTCGTACTGCATCAGGCTCACCGCACCGTGCCGCTTGGAGAGCTTCTGGCCGTCGGGGCCGAGGATCATCGGCAGATGTCCGAACTGCGGCAGGATCGCTCCCGGGCCCAGGATCGCCCGGTAGATGTTGATCTGGCGCGGCGTGTTGTTGACGTGATCGTCGCCGCGCAGCACGTGGCTGATGTGCATGTCGATGTCGTCGACCACCACCGCGAAGTTGTAGGTCGGCACGCCGTCGCCGCGCAGGATCACCAGGTCGTCGAGCTCGGCGTTGGCGATGCTGATCGGACCCTTGACCAGATCGTTCCACGCCACCTCGCCGTGGTCCGGGTTGCGGAACCGGATCACCGGCTGCACCCCCGGCGGCGGCGTGCGGCCGCCGGCGTTCTCGGGCCGCCAGCGGCCGTCGTAGCGGGGTTTGTCGCCGCGCGACACCTGCGCCTGACGCAACTGCTCGAGCTCGTCCCTGCTCGCATAGCAGCGGTAGGCGCAGCCGCTCGCCAGCAACTGCTCGGCCACCTGCGCGTAGCGCGCCAGGCGGTCGCACTGGTGGATCGGCCCCTCGTCGTAATCGAGGTCGAGCCAGCGCATCGAGTCGAGGATCGCCTGCACCGCGGCCTCGGTGCTGCGCGCGCGATCGGTGTCCTCGATGCGCAGGATGAACTGGCCGCCGTGGCGGCGGGCGAAGGCCCAGCAGAACAGCGCCGTGCGCGCCGTGCCCAGGTGCAGCATGCCGGTCGGACTGGGGGCGATGCGGGTGCGGACGGTCGCAGCGGTGGTCATCGCGAGCAAAGCGCGGGACGCAGCGCCGGGCGCTGCGACGCGAAAACGGCCCAGGTCGCCCTGGGCCGTGCGTGATCGTGGTGGGCGGTACAGGGTTCGAACCTGTGACCCCTGCCGTGTGAAGGCGACTTTTCATGCCGCTGAGGTTCGCCGACGTTCACCTAAGTCCTTGATTTGCTGAGCATCGATTCGCAGGTGTGCGCCGGCATTCGTCGTCGTTTGCGCTCGTTTTGCCGTACCATTGCCGTACGGCACCCCTGCCGTGGAGGTTGCGATGGACTCCAAGACGAAGCGCGACAGGCTCGCCGTTCGCCGCGAACCGCACTGGGTTCGGATCCGCGCCGGTGCGCATCTGGGTTACCGGAAGCTCGCTGAAGGGGACGGGACATGGATCGCGAAGCACCGCAATCGCGACGGCGTGCGGGTCATCAAGTCACTGGGCACCGTTGCGGCGGAGGGCAAGCGTGACGCCTACGAGATCGCACTCAAGCGCGCGCTGCAGTGGTTCGACGACCTCGACCGCGGCATCTCCCCGCACGGCGACACCATCGAGTCAGTCTGCCTCGCCTATGTCGAGTCGCTGACGACCGAGAGACCGGGCGCAGCGGCGGACGCCGCAGGCCGCTTCAAGCGGCTAGTGTACGGCAAGCCGATCGGCCGGATCATGCTGTCCGAGCTGCGCGCCGCCGACGTGCGCGCCTGGCGCGACGGCATGGTTGCCCAAGACACCGACCCCGACGATGTTCGACGCTCGAAGGACTCTGCCAACCGCAACCTGACCGCGCTCAAGGCGGCCCTGAATCTCGCGTACGCCGATCAGCGGGTCGGCAGCGATCACGCGTGGCGTGGCGTCGGCCCGTTCTCGGGCGTCGGCGCGCGGCGCACGGTCTACCTGACGGTCGAAGAGCGGCGCCGGCTGCTCGCCGCCTGCGATGAGCATCTGGCGCGGCTGGTCAAGGCCGCCTTGCTGACCGCGGCACGGCCCGGGGAGCTGGCCGCGCTGGCCGCAGGCGACTTCGACAAGGTGGCCGGCACGCTCACGCTGAACGGCAAGACCGGCCGGCGCACGGTGCCGCTATCGAGGCCGGCACGCGACCTGTTCGCCGATTGCGCGAAGGACCGGCTTGCCAAGGCGCCGCTGCTGACGCGCGACGGCTCGACGGCCTGGGATCGGTTCTACTGGCGCGACAAGTTCCGCGCGGCCGTGAAGACCGCCAAGCTGCCCGCCGACCTGGTGCTGTACTCGCTGCGTCACGTCGCGATCACCGATCTGCTGACCGGTGGCGAGCTGGACGTGCTGACCGTGGCCCGGCTCTCGGGGACATCGCTCACGATGATCGACAAGCACTACGGCCACCTGGTCGCGCAGCGCACGGCCACGGCACTGGACCGAGTGCAGGCCTTCTGAATGACGCCGCTGCACCGAGTCGACGGCGGCCGCCACCGCATCCTGAGCGTGCGGTACGGCCTGCCCGAGGACGCGCCAATCCCGCCGCTGCTGTCCCGCACCGATCGCGAAGCCGATCTGCTGCTCGGTCTTGCGGGCGAGATAAGGACGAGGGCGCGGCACAAGGACTATGCCGAAGCGCGCCAGAGCCTGCGACGTTCCCTCGCTCACGTCCGCCGCGCGTGGATCGGCCATTGCTGCGGCAATCTCGCGCTGTACGAGTTGGAAGCCGAGCGCGCCTGGGCCGCTTGCTACCTGTTCCATAACCCGCTGATGACGACCGCGGGAAAGAAGCTGCTCGCCGATCAGCGGCGCTCGTTCGCCCTGAGCCGTCCGAACGGGCCGCGCAACCGCAAGCTGCGCGAACTCGCCGCCGCCGGCATTCCGACTCAGACGCTCGCCGAGCGCTTCGGGAAGTCCACCAGGCAAATCCGCGCCATCAAGGCGAAGCCAAAGCGGAAGTAAGACACCTACTGCCGCTTGCGCGCCCAGAGTCCGCCCCGAGCCGCGATAGGTCGCGGTGTTGGAGGTGGACCATGGAGAACCTGGCATACACGGTCGACGAGGCGTGCCGCGCCGCGCGGATCGGCCGCACCCGGTTGTATGAAGAGATTGGCGCCGGCCGCCTGGTGGTCTCGCGCGTCGGCCGCAAGACGCTGATTCCCGCGCACCGGCTGCGCGAGTGGCTCGATTCGTGCGAGCGGCCGCCGGCGCCGATCGATCACGCGCTGGCCGGCCGGCGCCCGCGGGCCGGAGCATGACTGGCGTTTATCGTGCGCGCCGGACTCCAAGCGATCGCCCGCGCGCTGGAGGCCGGCGCGTGATCGACCTGGGCCACCACGCGATCGACCGCGAGCTGCGCCAGCGGTTCCTCGCGGCGATCCGCGAGGGTCGCGACGCTGCCGTCGACGACCTGGGCCGCGCGATCCTCATCGAGCTCGAGCGCGCCGGCGCGGCGAACGGGCACTGCGTCGGCGACGTGCTGGTCGCCGGCGCCGAGTACGAGGCCACGCGGCGCGCGCTCGACGCGCGGGCCGAGCGCGACGAGAACGAGGTGAGCGTGCCGCGGTCCGTCGTCGACCTGATGCGTCAAGAGTTCACGGCGATCCGCTGGGTGGTCAAGGATCTGGTGCCGGAGGGCACGATCCTGCTCGCCGGCAAACCGAAGTCCGGCAAGAGCTGGTTCGTGCTGAACTTGATCGTCGCGGCCAAGCTGCATCTGCCGTTCCTGCGGCGGACGGTGACACCATGCGGCGCGCTGTATCTGGCGCTGGAAGACGTCCCGAGGCGCATGCAGTCGCGCATGCAGACGCTGATGGTCGACTGCGCGGACCGCATCGATGATCTTGCGGGGTTCGATTACCGGTGCGCCTGGCCGCGGGGCGTCGAGGGCGCGGCACTGCTCGACGAGTACTTGGCGGAGCACCCCGACTGTCGCGTCGTCGCGGTCGACGTTCTCGCGAAGATCCGGCCGGTCGGCGACCGCCGCAGCGCGTACGAGCAGGACTACGAGGCCATCGCGGCGTGGAAAAGCGTTGCGGACGCTCGCCGGATCACTCTGCTGATCGTCCATCACGTCCGCAAGGCCGAGGCCGACGACGTGTTCGACGAGGTGTCGGGGACGCTCGGCATCAACGGCGCCGTCGACCAGATCATCGTCATCAAGCGTCTGCCGAACGACCCGACGCGGGCCACGCTGCACATGCGCGGCCGCGATCTGCCGGAGGATCACGCACTCGGGATCGAGCTGCGCGCCGGCTGGTGGACGTACGTTGGCGATGCGGCGGTCATGGCGGCCAGCGACGCGCGCCGCGAAGTGCTCGACGTGCTACGCGACGCCGGCACGCCGATGACGACGACCGAGATCCAGAAGGCGACCGGCAAGCGCAGTCGGCCGAGCACCGCGAAGCTGCTGTCGAAGATGGTCGAGGCGAAGGTCATCCGCCGGGAGGGACGCGGCTATGCACTGCCGGCGGACTGAGAGACCCTCTAGTACATGGGATACAGGGGATACAGAACACCGTGCGATGTATCTCTTGTATTCCTTGTATCCACACACTCACTTGTATCCCTTGTATCTATAGAGAGAGCAAGGCAAAGGAGAACCCAGATGGCAACCTTCGGCGAGATCATGCAGCGCATCCCGGACGACTACCTTTCGTGCCTAGTCGACGGCCTCGGCCAGCCGGACGCCGGACCGGTCGGCGAGCTGCTCGCGCACCTTGTGCGCAACGAGCAGGCGCGCCGCGCCGGCGCCGACGCGCCGTTCACCGGCGAGTTCCCCTTCCCCGAGCGCGAGCGGCTCGCCGCGGTCGCGTGGCTCGAAGCAACCTCCCTGTCGACGTTCGTTCTCGGCCGGCGGCTGGGTGACGGTCACGTCGTCCTGGTGGCGGCGATGTTCGCGGCGGTGGCGGACTTCCTGGCGAACTCCGAGAAGGTCGCTGTTCACTGACGCACGCCGCCGTTCGCCAGCGGTTGCGTTTGGCGCTCGCGCCGAAGCGCAGTTACAAGCGCGCATCCCATCCGCGCGAGGCGCACCATGAACCTGCAATCGATCCGTGAACAGCGCGCTGGCGTCGTCGCCCAGATGCGCGCCCTGCTGGTCACTGCCGAGACGGCCAAGCGCGAGCTGACCGCCGCCGAGGCGGCCGAGTTCGACCGGCTGAAGACCGAAGAGCGCGGTCTCGCTGACCAAGCCGCTCGCGCCGAGGCGCTGCTCGAGGCCGAGCGGCGCGCGAGCGGCACGCCGGCCGGCGGTGATCGCAACTTCGACGCCGAGTGCCGCAGCTTCAGCCTGCTGCGCGCGATTCAGGCGCAGTTGCCGAACTCGTCGGTCGACGCCGGCCGCGAGCGCGAGGTGTCGCAGGAACTGGCCCGCCGCAGCGGCCGCAGCGCCGGGGGCCTCTTCATCCCGTCGCAGATCTTCGAGGAGCGCGTCTTCACCACGACCAACCCCGCCGGCGGGCCGGGCTCGAACCTGGTCCCGACCGACCATCGCGCCGACCAGTACATCGATCGCCTGCGCGACGCGCTGATCGTGCGGCGCCTGGGCGCCACGGTGCTGAGCGGCCTGACCGGCAACGTCGACATCCCGCGGCTGCGGGCCAGCGTGGCGGCCGCCTGGGTGCTGGAGAACGCCGCTCTGACGGCCAACAATCCGCAGGTCGAGAAGATCACCCTCACGCCGAAGCATGTCGGCGCGCTCACCGAGTACTCGCGCAACATGGTGCAGCAGACCTCGCCCGACATCGAGGCGCTGCTGCGCAACGACTTCGCGCAGATCCTCGCCGCCGAAGTCGACCGTGCCGCGATCAACGGCGCTGGCGCCGCCGGCGTGCCGCGCGGCATCCTGCAGACGGCCGGCATCGGTAGCGTGGCGATGGGCGCAAACGGCGGACCGATCGCCTGGTCGAGCGTGATCGACCTGGTCGGCGCGGTGGAGATCGCGAACGCGCAGGGCGCGGCATTCATGACCAACGCCCGAGTGACCCGCAACGCACGCCGTACCGTGAAGGTCGCATCCACCGACAGCGAGATGGTGATGGACGCGCCGGCGGCGCTGGCCGGCTACCCGGTGGGCGTCACGAACCTGGTGCCGTCGAACCTCACGAAAGGCACGTCGGTCGGCGTGTGCTCGGCGCTGATCTTCGGCGACTTCAGCCAGTTGCTGCTCGGCTACTGGAGCGAGTTCGACCTGCTCGTCAATCCGTACGAGTCCGCCGCCTACGCGAAGGGCAACGTGCAGATCCGCGGCATGCTCACGATGGACGTTGCGGTCCGCCAGCCGGCCGCCTTCGCCGCGATCCAAGACCTGACCACGCCGTGACGATCGAGCGCCGCTACACGGCCGAGCTGCGCGGCGGCCCGACCGGGGTCCTGTCGGGCTACGCGGCCGTCTTCGATGCGCAGTCGCAGGACCTCGGCGGCTTCGTCGAGATCGTGCGGCCCGGCGCGTTCCGACGCACGCTCGCGGCCGCCGACCACGTGCGCGCGCTCTACGATCACAACGGCGGGCACGTGCTCGGCCGCGTCGGCGCCGGCACCTTGCGGCTGGCCGAAGACACGCGCGGCCTGCACTTCGAGGTGAAGCTGCCGCAGACCACGGTCGCGCGCGACCTGGCGGTGCTGGTCGAGCGCGGCGATGTCGACGGCGCCAGCTTCGCCTTCCGCGTGGCGCCGCAGGGCGAGCGCTGGGACGCGCGCGCAGCCGTGCCGGTGCGCGAGCTGCTGGCGGTCGACCTCGAGGAGATCACGATCACGGCCCGGCCGGCCTACGTCGACACCAGCGTCGCGCTGCGCAGCCTGCCTCGACACCCGGTCACCCTGCGGCGCCGCTACCTGGAGACGCTGTGAAGTTCCTCGCGCGCCTCTTCGGCCGCGGCGAGCGCCGATCGTTCGGCGCCGATCCGTACTGGTCGCACTTCGCCGCGCGCGCCCACGTCTCGCCCGAGACGGCGCAGAGTCTGAGCGCCGTCTACGCCTGCGTCCAAGCGATCAGCGAGACCGTGGCCAGCCTGCCGCTGCTGCTCTACCGGCGCAACGACCGGGGCAGCCGCGACCGCGCGCCCGACCATCCGCTGTACGACGTGCTGCACGCGCGGCCGAACGTCTGGCAGACGGCGCTCGAATTCCGCGAGCAGATGCAGGCGCACGTCTTGCTGCGCGGCAACGGCTTTGCCGAGATCGTCTGGGGCTACGACGGGCAGGCGCGGCAACTGCTGCCGCTGCACCCGGACCGGGTGAGCGTGCTGCAGCTTGAGTCCGGCCGGCTGGCGTACGACGTGCAAGACCGCTCCGGCCGCCGCCGCCGGCTGGTGCAAGACGAGGTGCTGCACCTCAAGCACCGCACAGACGACGGCATCGTCGGCCGCAGTCCGATCAGCGTCTCGCGCGACACGATCCGCCTGGCCGGCGCCGAGCGCGAGCACGGCATCGCCACCTTCAGCAACGGTGCGCGGCTGGCCGGGCTGCTGAAGTTCCCCGGCACGCTCTCGCGCGAGCAGTCCGATCAGATCCGCGCGCAGTGGACCGAGAACTTCGGCGGCGCCCACAACGCCGGCAAGACACCGGTCCTGCAGGCGGGCATGGAGTTCGAGCCGCTCAGCATGAACCTCGAAGACGCCGAATGGATCGCGGCGCGGCAGTTCTCCGTCGAAGAGGTGTGCCGGCTGTTCCGCGTGCCGCCGACCATGATCGGCGACCTGCGCCACGGCAACTACTCCAACACGTTGGAGCTGGCCCGCCACTTCGTCGTCCACACCCTGCGCCGGCACCTGGTCATGTGGGAGCAGGCCGTCGCCAATCAGCTTCTGTCCGACCGGGCGCGCGCGATCTACCACGCCGAGCACTCGGTCGAGGGCCTGCTGCGCGGCGACTCGGGCAGCCGCGCCGGCTTCTACCAGCGCGGCATCGAAGACGGCTGGCTGCTGCGCTCCGAGGTGCGGCAACTGGAGAACCTGCCGGCCCTCGACGGCATCGACCGACAGGCGCCCGATGCCTAGCGCCATCCCGACCCACAAGCCGCGCCGACTGCCCGCCAAGTCGCACGAGGCGGCGCGCGACGTGGCCCGCAAGCGGCTGCGCGTGCTGCGGCTCAACGGCGCGGCCTGGGCGACGCTGCGCGCTGCCGTGCTGCGCGAGGAAGTCCTGTGCCGGCAGTGCGTGGCCGACGATCGCATCACCTGCGCCACCGAGGTCGACCACATCAACGGCGACGGCAACGACAACCGGCGCGAGAACCTGCAGGCGCTGTGCAAGCCGTGCCACAGTCGCAAGACGTGCCGAGAGGTGAACGAGAAAAATCGCCAGCAACCCGCGAGCCCGAACCGCGCTTGAAGGGGCGCGCGCGTCGCCGGAGGATGACCGATGCCAGGCCCCGCCCCGACCCCGACCAAGCTCAAGCTGCTGGCCGGCAACCCCGGCAAGGAGCGGCTGAACCGCCGTGAGCCGCAGCCGCGAGGCGGCGATCTGCCCTGTCCCGACTGGTTGAGCGACTTCGCCAAGGCCGAGTGGCGCCGGATCGTGCCGATCATGCAGCAGTGTCGGGTGTTCACGGCCGCCGATGCGGCGCCGGTGGTCGCCTACGTCGTCGCGTTCGATGCGCTCTACCGCTCCGTCACTACGAAGGGCACCGCGAGCCCGGCCACGCTGGCGGCGCTGCGCCAAGCCGCCGCCGAGCTGGGCCTGACGCCTGCGTCGCGCAGCCGGATCGTAGTCCCGGACTCGAACGATGGCGACAAGGCGGAAACGTACTTCGCCGCCTGACGGCCTGTGGTTCGATGAGGCTGCGGCCGATCGTGCCGAGGGCTTCTTCCGGGACTGCCTGACGCACGTCAAGGGCGAGTGGCGGGGCCAGCCGTTGGAGTTGTCCGACTGGCAGCGCGACAGGATCATCCGGCCGCTCTTCGGCTGGAAGCGCAGCGACGGGACGCGGCGCTATCGGACCGCGTACATCGAGATTCCGAGGAAGTCGGGCAAGTCGACCCTGTGCGCGGGGATCGCGCTCTATCTGCTGTTCGCCGACGGCGAGCCCGGCGCCGAGGTGTACAGCGCCGCCGCCGACCGCGAGCAGGCCGCGATCGTCTTCGAGATGGCGCGCGAGATGGCGCAGGCGCGGCCGGCGCTGCGCGACCGGGCGAAGTTCTACAAGCGCGCGATCGTCGTCCCGAACACGATGAGCAGCTACAAGGTGCTCAGTGCCGAGGCCTACAGCAAGCACGGCCTGAACGCGAGCGGCATCATCTTCGACGAGTTGCACGCGCAGCCGTCGCGCGAGCTGTGGGACGTGCTCACGACCTCGACCGGTGCCCGGCGCCAGCCGCTCGTCTGCGCCATCACGACCGCCGGCTATGACCGGCACTCGATCTGCTACGAGCAGCACGACTACGCGGTCAAGGTGCGCGACGGGATCATCAAGGACGATGCCTTCCTGCCGGTCATCTTCGCCGCCGACGAAGGCGCCGACTGGACCTCGCCCGAGACCTGGGCGCGCGCGCATCCCGGGCTCGGCGTCTCGCTGAAGGCCGAGTACATGGCGGCCGAGTGCGAGAAGGCGCGCCAGCTTCCAAGCTACGAGAACACCTTCAAGCGGCTGCTGCTCAACATCTGGACCGAGCAGGACACCCGCTGGCTGCCGCTGGAGACCTGGGACGCTGCGGCCTGCGCGGCGCCGGACCTGACGGGCTGCGAGTGCTTCGCCGGGCTCGATCTGGCGAGCACCACGGACGTGGCCGCGCTGGTGCTGCTGTTCCCGGTCGGCGGCAAGCTCTACGTGCGGCCGCACTTCTGGGTGCCTCAGGACCGCATTAGAGGCCGCACAAGCCGCGATCGCGTGCCGTACGACGTCTGGGTCAGGGAAGGGCTGATCGAGGCCACAGACGGCGCCGTGATCGACTACGACGTCATCCGCCGGCGCATCGGCGAGTTGTCCGAGCAGTACCGGATCCGCGAGATCGCGATCGACCGCTGGAACTCGACGCAGCTTGCCACGCAACTGCAGGGCGACGGGTTCACGGTCATCGCCTTCGGCCAGGGCTTCGCATCGATGGCGGCGCCGACGAAGGAGCTTGAGCGCCGGCTGATCGGTCGCGAACTGGCGCACGATGGCAACGCGGTCCTGCGGTGGATGGCGAGCAACGTCACCGTGGCCCAAGACCCGGCCGGCAACATGAAGCCCGACAAGGCGAAGAGCACGGAGAAGATCGACGGCATCGTCGCGCTGGTGATGGCGCTCGGCCGGCAGATGGTCGCGACCGAGGCGGCGGCGCTGCGCAACATCGAAGATGCGCTGATCTTCGTCTAGCCGTGCGCCGTACGGCAAAAGTGCCGTACAGCCCGCTCGCGTGCCGTACGCGTGCCGTACGACCATTATGGTTAGTGGTCGCTACCGTGGAAACTGGCTAGGGCTGGTGGGCGGTACAGGGTTCGAACCTGTGACCCCTGCCGTGTGAAGGCAGTGCTCTACCGCTGAGCTAACCGCCCGCTTCGGCACCGATTCGCGCCGACGACGGACGGCGGGCATCTTACCTCAGCGCGTTGCCGACTCGCCCGCGGCGCCGGCGGCGGCGGACGCGGCCAGCGGCGCCGCGCGCCACACCGGCGGCGCCTTGTTCGCCTGCTGCAAGCGGTCGAGCAGCGCCTCGTGCGCGGCGATCTCGTCGGCGCCGGCGGCGAGCACGACCAGGCGCGCGACGTCGATCGGTCCGCCTTCGTCCTGGACCCCGGCCGGCGTCAATTCCATCAGCAGCGTGTCCTGGCCGCGGGTCATCGCCAGATAGACCTCGGCCAGCAGGCGCGCATCGAGCAACGCTCCGTGCAGGGTGCGGTGCGCGTTCGACACCTGGTAGCGCTCGCACAGCGCGTCGAGCGAGTTGCGCTTGCCCGGATGCAGTTCGCGCGCCAGCTTCAGGGTGTCGGTGATCGCGGCGCAATGGGCGGCGAACGGCGGTCGGC